CGCTGAGAGGGGAAATCCCAGAGTGGCTATATATGAGCCCGCTATCTGGGAAGTACAAGCCCACAAGGGCATCTATAGCGGTGAGACGTTCCCCGTGTTTATAGGCTCCGACGTTGAGCAGCCTAAGATTTTGACATCCGCTAAAGAAATGGATGACTACATGGGGCTTACTATACAAGTGCCCGTGGAGTATAGAAAAGACTTTGAAAACAATCTACCTGGAGCTCTGCAAGACTTAGCGGGCGTATCCACTAGAAACGGTGTGAACTTGATCTATAACGTAGAAGCTCTCGATAAAGCGTTGTGCTTAGATAATGCCATGACCACAGACGAGATATTCCTAACGCTAACAGGGGATGATCAGCTATCCGACTACTATAAGGGAGGCCTCCCTACAGGTAACTACTACGTACATTTAGACGGTGGCCTGAAGCATGACCGCTTTGGTTTTGCTATGAGCAGGGTCACAGAACAGATACACACGAGCACGACGTCGTTCTTAGATGGTAGTGTATCTTCTAAATTAAGCCCCTTAGTAGAAACACCGCTTGCCTTCGGAATTAAAGCACTACCTGGAAGTGAGGTTCCCCTCTGGAAAGTAAGGCAGTTTCTGGTTTATTTAAGAAGCCAGAAAGTCCACATTTCGTTAATCACATGTGACGGGTACCAGAGTGCCGATATGATGCAGCTCCTAGGAAAACTAGGGTTTAACGTTAAGTATTCTTCCGCTGATAGAACTAAGGACTCGTATCTAAAACTAAGCAGCAATATCTTATTATCACAGCACAAGCTCCCAAAATCCAAAGTATTACGTATGGAACTACTGAACTTACAGAACTTACCTAAGAAAATAGATCACCCGGCCACAGTCCTCGTGGACGGAAAACAGGTACCAGGGAGCAAAGATATAGCCGATGCCGTGGCGGAAAGCTCATACAACGCTATATGTAACGCTATGACATTAGGGGCTGCGTCCATGTCTCGTATGACGAGCACGACTCCTCCGCGTATGACAAATAGGGATAAACAGAAGTACGTCATGAATAAGCTCTTTGGAATGAATACTAGTCGCTAAGATTGTTTCACATGAAACATAAATAAGCTACATTTAGATACATGAGTGTCTCTAAGCCTAACATTTCGACTGTGCATAAACTCTGGTCCCACATACGCCTATGGGGGCGTAATGCACCAGCGTACATTGTTATACACTTCACAGGGGGTGTCACAGACACCACTGCTGGTATGCTAAAAGTGTACAATGATTATGTGTCTGCTGGATCTAACGCACACTACCTCGTAGGGAAAGATGCTATATGGGAGATGGTAAACCCAAAGACGCATTATTGTACGTATAGTTGTGGCTCCGCTGCTTCTAAGAAAAATCCTTGCCGTACCGTGGGATGGGGAATAACTGCATACAAAGGGGCTCTTTCTATGAGTCACGCGGGCGTAGCAGGTCACTCTAACACAATAAACGTAGAAATTTGCTCTTGTAAGGCGAAGAAGACAAGAACAAAACCGACAGACAAAGACTGGTACTTTAGTGACGATACCTATTTTAACGCGACCCACTTAGTGGCTTGGCTATGTGATACATTTGGTATTAAAGTTTCAAACATCATAATGCATAACCAAATTACGGGCAAGCTATGCCCTGCGATGTGGTGCAATCATGATGGAGCAGAGGTGGGGTTTGAGCAGTTCAAAACAGACGTAGCTCGGATGCTTAACGATATGGACGGCACAACGAGGTCTTCCGCTCCAGAACCAGAAAAAGGTACAATAGAGGTGACTCTAGGGTCGCTTTATTACAGCAGGCCATCATTAGACGCCCCCATTATAGGCATGGCTAAAGACACAACGACCGTGCAGTATTTACTTAATGATGGCGATTGGTACTACACAGATAGTGGATGGATTATTGAATGAATTTACTCGGTAAAATAGGCTCACTTTACAAAGAACCCGTAGACGACACCCTCGGTGATGATAACATTGCCGTATCTAGAGAGGACAATAACCCTTTTATTGCTACGGCTGTGCTAGGTGCTCGGAACGCTTACGACACCCTGCATTACACGCTAGCCCCAGTTCTCAAAAGCAAAGAGGTTTCTCTCAAACAAATTGATCGGGTGCTTAAGATTTGGATTGACCGTCTAAACGATATAGCTCAGATGTATGAGGAGCTACTATCTAAAATTAACGAAATATCGGCAGATATGGAGGGTACGTTCTCCATAGACTTTGCTAAGGAGGCTTGGGAACTTATCCAAGACACCCCGATATTAAGAAGATATATAGGCGAGGCTAATTACTGGTTGTTGCATGACACCGTGGGTCTGTTAGCTACACAAGCGAACAGTATATCCGCCGATGTGTTATCTGGAATAAAAGAGGCGGTGAAGCAGTGTATCCTTGGTCTTCTTGCCATGACCGATGGGCTTTTATGTCTAGAGTCATACCTGTCTATGATCCAGCAATACTGGGGAGCGTTGTACTTGAAGGTTATACCCGTTCCGCTGCTCGATAGCATTGTGCCAAACGTCACCACGGCTTACTGGTACAAGCTACCTGATACGTCTAGTTCCGGGGTCACGAATGATCCTCCAGGATGGGGGTTCACTCCTATCCCAGTGCCTATACCAGAGCCCGTCATGTTTGCGAACAACCCTGCTTACATCGCTAACTTAGACATGCGCAATCCATCCACATGGTATTATGAGGGATCACCCTACTACATAAGTAACACCATGACCATGCTGTATCGGGCGTTAAATTATTGGGGAAGTTCGTACACAAACGCCCACTTACCCCTAATAAACAACCTGTACCCCCGTAGAGACTACACGGTAGATGGGGAGAAGCGAGAACACCCATTACAGGTAGGCCGTACGTTCGCTCAAATAGACACGGATAAGACTACGATTAGGGGCACGAAGCCTTCTGAATCCACCATTGACGTAAAGCAGTTGTTTGAAAATACATTTAACGAACCTATGGTAGCTGCCATGCGAGAGTGGCAGGAATATTATGAAAGGGCAAAAACAGTCCTTCTTGACTTTTTGACTAGAGGGTTTTCTGCATACGGCGAAGACGTGTCCACTATTGACAGGTTTGTCGCGTTGCAGAGGGAGAGTGCGGTATACCCCCTATACGACGATTGGCGTGAAACTAATGTGGAGTATCTAGCTGCTATAAAAGGTATGCTTGAATCTTGGAACACTCTTGTCGCTTTATACGCTGCGAAGAACAATTTAGACGCTGCCACAGTTGCATCGGACGCATTATATGACACCGTGATGGACGTATTCACGAGAGCTGGGGGTGCTGTAAAAGGCTACCTGGGCAGCATAGAAGATGGGCAGGTGTTCGTATCCGCCCCATCTTATTCACCTGCAACCCCCGTGGATTCTTTGTGGGAGGGCATACCGAATATGGCCTACGTAGTGGACACCACTTCCGGGTCTATTAGTGCAATTAATTCGGGGGCTGACACAACCGTGGCTGGGGATTCTGCACAGGGCGCCTACAAGATAGTTAAGCCAGGTTTTGCCATGTTCCCTTCTAACGTAATAGACACGGAGGCCACGGTAAAACATATAGCAGAGTTTAACTTTATTGCAAATGCTATCCGTGTAAATCTAGTAGACGTAGCCGCGGATCTTGCTATTGGCGCCCCTATAAACGAGGATGCCGTTATTCTTGAATACACCTATGGCGCCGCTACTACTGTAGTGGTAGGCTCGGTAAAAGATTCTTTACACAAGCGTAGGGCTTGTGGGGTATATACGTTAGGGAGAGGCCCCACCCGTGGGAATATATTCTTCCCCGATGGGGATCTCACAAACGCCTCGGAATCTAAGACGTTTGTAACCTTATACGACGATTTTGTAAATACCGCAGAAAAGGCAAACGACGAGCTTGGAGAGATAGTAGGCTACGCCATAAACAAAGGGCGAGAAATTAAGTTCCCCTGCTTTGGTGTATATGGCAACTTGCTATCTATGCAGTCCTTTGACTACAAAGAAATGCCCTATGCCTCGTTTAAGAGCAATTATGCAAGAACACGTTCTGGCTCAGACCTGTTTTACAACAAGGCTAACCCAGAAAATGTCATACTGTACCACTCCCAGTACTACTCGGTGGCTCGACAAATGTACATGGCCATCTACCATGAAGCCTTGGCTAGCCAAACAAAGAGCGTGGGGGCATCTACA